AGGTTGCTTTTCTGCCCACGTATGAAACGCATCATCAGCACGAATCTCTTGAAAGTCAGGGTGCATAGAGAGTAACTCAGCTTCAGCCTTATCTCGTTTAGCAGACGCACGTAACTCTTCAATCTCTTTAAGACGCCCATCTAAATCAGCAGAACGTTCATTAGCTTTCTTATCAGCAATAGCCTCTACGATACCTGCAACATCTGGGTACTTCTTAGCCCATGCTTCTACTTCGTCTTCTGACTTAGGTAGTACAAGTTCATTCTTTGTAGCTGCATCTAGTTGTGACTTAAGCTTATCAAGCTGTGATTGAAACTCTTTCTCTTTTTCTTGAGTGTGTCGCCGTAGATCACCATAACGCTTCTTGAAGTTCTTCTCTTCTGCACTTAGATCTTCATCTTGTGCTTCAGCTTGTGGTTCTTCTTCTTGTTCGGTAACACTCTCTGCCTGAACTGTGCGCTCGACAGGCTCTTCGCTACGGGATTCCTCTTCAGCAGTTTCTTCTTCTGTTTCATCTGTCTGAATCCCTGCTTGTTTAAACAGAGCTTTTAGTTCCTCTTCATCACGTTGTACACGAGATATGTTACGATTATGAGACGCTGAGTCCGTCTGAATTGCTTCTGACATTTTCTTTCCTTATGTTGGGGCCAGCATTATTGCTGGGTAGCCTTATAGTTATTTAGGTTTAGTTATTATTTCTTCTTACGCTTCATCAAGCCGCCTTTATTTAGTCCTGATATACCATAGGAAGTGTCTAAAGAAGCACCGCCTCCTGTTGTATCATCTTGTGCAGTAGAAGTAGTTGTACCTGTTGTTATACCACTTGTGGCCTTTTTAGCAGCAGCTGTTTTGTATTGTGCACTTTTACCTGACATATCTTGGGATGTAATTGCCTGATTTGCCGCATTTGCTGCACCCATTGCAGATTTCATCATAGAAGTATGGGAGTCATTGTCATTACTGCCACTTTGTGGTGTAGGTGTAGGAGCAACTACGTCATTACCTTTGCTATTTGCAATACCTGGCTTAAGAACCTTACCTGTTTTAGTATCAACGAGTACACCGTTTACATACTCCATACCGTCATCTGGTGTTAGTAGATTTGCTAATCCCTCAGTGAAGCTATTACGTGCTTTTCCGTCTTCATCAAGACCACTTAAGCGGTTATGAATAGATGTCCACTTTTCACGTTCTGCACCTTTTACGTTAGGGTCTTCTAGTCTAGCAGTAGCACCCTCAATCATCTTTTTGTTTTGATGACGCTTAGCAACAGCCATAAAGCCAGCTACAATAGGACCGCCTAATACTGTGGCTAGTCCAGAGAAGCCCTTAGCTAACAGGCTATTGCTTTGCTCCATTGTTTTTTCATACTGTTCAATACCTACGTCAGGGCTAGTCCAATCAATAGACTCACGTTCTTGAGCTTCACGCATCATATCTTCATGAGCAGTATTGTTATTGTCATCTGGTGCAGTTACTACACCCAGTCCTTCAGGTACGGCAGGTGCAGCAGGGGTAGTAGGTGCAGCTGCCTTAGCTGTATAACCTTCTGGAATAACAGACTGTGCTACACCATTAATAAATTGAATATACGTTATCTCTCCGTTAGGACCAACGTACTCTTTCATTTCAATACCACTAAGATTAGCTACTGGCGTAGGTATACCAGTAGATTCAGTCATGTCAGTTACAGCCGAAGGGAGAGTTAAACCGCCATCAGCATAACCACGCATATAACCACCCATGTTCATCATAGGTTGCTCTTCTGTTTCATCATCGACAATCTGTAGCTCTGAGATGTCAAAGGGAAGCTCGTCTTCAGCCATCTCCATACCGATAGGCTCACCACCGATGCGTCCATTAGCTTCCATATCAGCAAAGCCTCGCTTGGCTTCATTACGGATGTCCTCAAAGAACTTAACGCCAAAGAAGCGTACCACATCAGCAGGTACAACATACTCACCTTCACTCAGTTGAGCAGGGATGTCATCACGTACTTCTTCTGGCATAGAGCCTGTAGGGACTTCATTGCCTGACACAGGGTCTACACGTTCACCTTCTGCGAAGGCCATTTCCATTTGTTCATCCATTACTGCTCCGCCCTCGTTGAATAATCTAAGTTTGCCATCTTTAGTTCTAACAGCAAGCTCTTTTAGTTGTGTTTTAGTGGGTTTCTTTACGCCCTTAGCCAATACTAATGGCCCTACCTGAATAACCTCATCAGCCTCAAAAACGGGAAGACCAGTATTCTTATCATAGAAATTACTCTGCCTGTAAGGGTTCATACCTACTTGTGTCCACTCAGGGTCAGATAAAAGATTACGTGCTTGTTCTTGTAAGACATAAGGGTCTTCTGGAACGTAGTCACCATACACACGAGCAATAGTAGCCTTACCCATAGGCTTCTCTTCACCTTTAGTTGTAGTACGTTTACCCCTAGCTATGTTTAGTGCTTCCTTAGATTCAGACCCAAACTTAATGTTCTTAAGGCGAACAGCCTGACCATAACCTAGCACAGAACCTTTAGTGTCGTTTTTACCATCATGAATAGATACGACCCAGGTGTCGTAGTTGTTGTACGCAGGAATATCTAACCTAGAGCCTACACGAGTGCCTGCAGGTATTTCAAAACCCTTTACACCCACAACACCAGTCTTTTGTACCTTCTTCCCTAGAGAACCCGCAACCTCAGTAACAGTAGGCATATTAGGCATAGACTCTGCTGTATACAAAGAAGTTATAGGGAGGTCTTCTTTAATTATTTGCCTAGCTTCCTTAGATGTTATATTCCCTTGATATAGATCTTCTGCTGCTGCTTGGGCTGTCTCTGTATTAGACTGTCGTTTATTCTCTGGTATCTTGTTAGCTTCCTGCCATCTCTTTAATTCATCAGAACTATCAAGAATAGCAGCGGCTTGGTCTACGTCAGCCTGTTTGCTTGCGGCAGTTAAGGCATCGCCTTTACGTAACATACCCTTAAGAACAGGTGCAGCTCCAGGAATAATACTAGCTGCCTCAACTGCACCCATACCTATAGCTTTTAAGTAGTTAGGGTCATCGCTACTAAGCTCATCTTTAATATCGGAGATGCCTTTGACAGTACCTACAGGAGTAAAGTCTAGTCCAGCTTCCATCATCTGAACACTTAGAGGATCACCTACGTTCTCGTACCGCTCATCAAAACTAGGAGCGCCTGGTGCTACTGCTGCACGTTCTTCGTCTGTCATATCAATGAGGCGTTTACGATAGTCAGCCATTCACTTTGTCCCTCAAGTACTTTAGTTGTCTCAGCGCTTTGATAGCACCCTGATGTCGATATAACTCTGCAGTATCAGAGATGTTTTCCATACTTCTATGTGTGGAAGAGATGCACCCATCAAGCTCCTCAATGAACGCATCCCATATCTGTTTATCGTTAACTAGCTTCTTAAGCGACATTACCGCTAAACCCTTGCTCACCAGGTGTTGGTGCTGTACCTACGCCTATCTGAGAGCCACCGCCACCTGAGGTGTCCTGTACGCCCTGTGGAGCCTGTCCTTCTGGTGCTGGGCCACCTTGGGGCATGTTTACACCTTCCAGCCCTGCAGGGGGCTGTACGGGAGCCTGAAAGCCTTTTAGGATCTCAGCTTGGATAGATGCGTCCTGCATAGAGTTAGTCACTTTGTCTGGGTCAAGGTCCATAGACTTAGCAATCTCACGAATGATGTAGTCCATCTTAGCGAAGGGAGCTAGTACTGGGTTCTGTGCAACCTGCAAGAACTGCATCAAACGCTGTGACCGTACTTCGTTAGCCATGAGGCTCTCTGTACCAGAGGCATGTACCTCTAAGTCACCACGAATCTGGTCATCAAAGTCAAACTGCATGTTGAATGAGAAGAAAGCTTTACCAAGTGGGCGAAGCAAGTAGTCATCAACGTTCTTAACTACCGTCCTAATAGAACCGTTAGCAGCAGACATAAGCATAGAAATACCAGAAGCTGTACGCCCAACGCCAGATACTCCGGTTTGTCCATGAGCGAAACTAGGGAATCCAGTACTTTCATCTGCTAGTACTCGTGCTTTATCAAAGAGTTGCATGTTCTCTTGTGCTACGTTAGGGAACTTGGTGCCGAAGATTCCTTGCCCCGGGGCACCGCCCTGACGCCGGAACACCTTGCCTGGGTACACAGATAAGTCTTGACCTGGTACAAGGTTAGTCTCATCTACTTCAATGATAAGATTACCCGATAGTGCAGCGTTGTCAATAGCCATACGCATAAAGCCATTCATCAACGTCTGTGTATCGTCCATGTTCTCAGCAATGCCTACACCAAAGAAGGAGTAAGGATTATGCTCATAGGGTACAGCGTAGTAAGGAATACGTGTAGGTTTGAATGGGTTAAGTACGAAGCGTAGTACCTCACCGTTACATACCCATACGTTACAGTTAACCTCATCAAGATCTCGTAGAGCTTTAGGAATAGCTACACCATGCTCTTCCAGAACATCCGTATCTACAAAGCCCCAGAACTCTAGTACTTCCCAACGCTCAGAGGACGGCTGTGTATCGTCATCCTCCATAGTCATCTCCCAGTACTTCTGAATGTAGTCTGGGCCTTTATCAATAGCTAAGCTAATTGAGTCAGACATAAAGTATGGGCGGTTCTTAAGAGCACGTAATTGAGTACGTGACATCTTATGACGTTCTACCACATACTCAGCATCATTCATAGACTTAGCTTCGGGGTCAGGGTAGAAGTCCCAAACAGAAACATGGCTACATTCTGGCACAGTCTTTACGAGAGGTTCATACTCACCTTCACCGTTCCAGTTAGGATACTCTTTATCTACAGCAAACGGACCCTTCATGACACCCGTTCCAAGTAGAGACATCTCAAATGCCATAGAGCGTAGATGTACAGAAGCACCAGACTCTTGAAGCTGATCGTGGATCTTCTTTTCCATCTTCTTAGCTGCAATCATAGCAGGATGGAATGTTACTGTGGTAGGAGTAGTACCGTCACCCTCAACTACCTTATCAGATACAGCTGAAAGTTTATCTTCTAGTGGGCCTAGACGATTAGCTAATTCTGATAACGTAGCTCCAGGTTTAAGCTCTGTAACACCATCCAGTAAGTAGGGTGCAGCGGGTTTTTGCTCAGTAATAGGCCGTAACGCATCTCCTGCTGCTGCAGCGTTAGGATCTACGTTGATATGTACAGACTCTGCAACACCGTCAGGTAATACAGAGGGATTAACAGATAAAGGAAACTTGTTGTTACCAAATAGTACATCAACAATCTGTCCATACGCTGCAAGGGTCTTAGTCTTAGTGACTTTAACAAACACACGTGACTTCTCTGTGTCTGTGAACTGTACGTCCTTACCATACAAACCACGATAGTTACGATAGGCTTTTAGCCACCGCTCTTCATCTGCAAACCTAGCATCTTCTGCACGTTTATAGCGCTCAGCTACAAAAGCAACTACACTAGACTTAGTTTCAAAGATACTGTCCGTACTGTCTTCAGCAGCTACGACTTCATCTGTTTCAAACATTTCTTCTTGTTCTGCCATAATCAATACCCGAATTGTGGATCACTAGCTTGAAAACCAGTGCGTTGTTTTGCTGGGTTAAAGTCCCATATGCTGCTACGTGGACGTGTCATAATACCGTATCTTAGAGCGTCATACAAGTGATCCTCTGCGTGAGTATCAACATCTTCTGGGTTTTTCTTATCCAGAGGAATACTAGGAATCTGTGCTATCGTGTTTGTACAGTTACTCATAAACACTAGTTGAGGCTTTTCAGTGAACTCATCCACCTTTAAACGCCTATGTATTTCGTTCTTACCTGCGACACGTGAACCTCTTGACCGATCAGAGGGACGCCAACGACAACCCTTCATGTTCATCTGCTCTGCCAAGCTAGGTCCAGTGTCGCCACGGTTGTGCCATAAAGAACTATCCAGCACCCCGTATCTCATTGTACCATCTCTTGCTTCTGCTTCCAATATCAAATCTGCTAAGTCAGAAGCTGTAACTTTAGATACATACATCTCACGGTACACAATTACTTGTTCATCAGGAGCTACAGCAAACCAGAGAACACCAGTGTAACTACCATAACCGTAATCGCAAGCCCTAAACTTTGCCCAAGAGTCAGGTATCTCAAATGAGTCCACGACATGTATCTTTCTGTCAAACTCTGGAAAAGCGGCACCTTCATTAATATCCCAGTTACCTTCAAGTAACTGCTTACGCTGATGCTCCGGCAGAGAGAGAAGCATCGCTTCATAGTCGCCAGAGTCAGATAAGTACGGATTATCAAATAGAGAGGCGGGAATAAAACGCCGCTTAAATAGAGGCTGACCTTCTTTACTATGCCCTTTAGGAAAGGTAATAGTTTCCCCAGAATCCAAATGCGTTGCCCAAAAAGCTTTACCTGCTCTTTCAGGGTCAATAAACATTTTCTTAACCCAAGCATGTCCTGCTCCTCCGGGGTTTGTTGTTGCTCTCATGTAGAGACCAAGAGTTGACGAATGTGCAGATCTCAAGCGAGATCTCATATAATCCCAAGCGTAAGGTGTAGTCCATTGAGTAAGTTCGTCAAATCCAATCCAGTTAAAAGCCTGACCCTGATAGCGTGTGACATCTGTATCCTTATCCAAGTATGACATCCAGAGGCGACCACCTCTAGGTGAGATCCACTGAGACTTACGCTCTGACCATTTAATGCCCGGAATAGCACGAGGGTATAGCTCCTGAGACTTTTGTATTAGTTCCCTTAGTTCTTCTGTTGTGTGACGTACAAGTAGGCCACTAAAGTTAGGATCGTTTAAACCATGTAGCGGGTCAGCTAACATAGCGTAGGATTTGCCACCACCAGCTGCGCCACCATAGAGAACCTCACGTTCTGACGAACTAAGAAAGTGCGTCTGGGGGCCGGGGTTTGGCTTGAAAACCACATCCATAGCCACATCTACATCATACTCAGGTGCTTTGACTTGTGCAGGAACAGTCTCTACTTTGGGGGTGGCGACTGCTTCAACCGTCTCTGTCAATTTCTGCGTATGCCCCGACCCCTTGGGTTTCAAGTTTTTTGATTTCCTCAAGGGTTTCTTTGAGCCACTTGGCAAGCTTGCGCTTAATTGCAGCTGCTTTTCTACGTTTCTGCTCAATCTCAACTCTTTTCTTTAAACCTGTGTGGCCTATGTCACGGCCTGTCTCTTTGCTTAACCAGTGTGCTACTGCACGATAACTATACTGCTTAAGGTGTCGTTTAGCAAGCTCTAAAGCTTCTAACTCAGATTCAATGGGTACGAGTAACTTATCGTTGTCGGGGTGCAGTTTATAGCCAAAAGGTATACGTCTTGTTATCCTGACTATAGTATGCCACTTCTTGTTGTGATCTTTTGGCGGTAACGGTAACTGCCAGAAGCCTAAATCTCTCTCAGGTACTATTCGTTTGAACCTTCTTTTGGTGGCAGGTAGAATATGCCTCCACCGCCAGATGTTACGTCTACTTTGTCTACCTTACCAAGTCCTGCACGATCTAGCAAGTCTTTTGCTGCTACCATCTTCTCTTTAATGCCTAACTCAGTAGGGTCAGACAGAGCGCCTACCATTGCCATAGCTGCTTTGGGTGCAGTACGTGCAAAGTAAGTCCGTGTCTTCTCACCAATCTCATCTTTAAGAGATTCTACAATAGCTGCTGTGCTTGAAGCAGGAGCATAGCCTGCAAGTTTCTTAGCTGCTACCACGTCACCACCAGCCTCATCAAAGAGCACCTCTAAGAAGCGCTGTTGCTGTTCTGTAAGAACTCTAGCCATAATGTATTCCTTATAGGGGATTATCGACTAGCTCGTCATACGCTTTCCAGATATCATCTACTTCTGTCTGTAGAGTATTTAGCGTATCGCCTAGTCCATCTGTAATAGTTGTAGCCTTATCTACTTGACTACGTAAGTCTAAAAGCACCTTCTGTTGCTCTAAGATTTGTGTCATATTAGTAGATAGCTGTGCAAGCTTAGTATTTAGTCCACGCACATCATTGTCAAGTATAGCTTGCTCTAATGTTTGGATACGAGAGGTAAGCTCCGCAGCTTTTGCGTTGAATGAATCACTATTCTCCGCAACCTGTGCAATACCAGCTTCTACACCATAGAAACGCTGTAGTGTATCATAAGACCAATACACACCACCTGCAACTGTAGAAAGAACTGGAAGTGCCACAGCAACCATCCAGCCCTTAATGTTGTATCCACCTATGCTAAACTCTAAGTCCATCATTGTGTTGGCATTGCCCCGTACTGATTAACATATTCACCTGCTGCGTAGATCTCTGTAGCATTCTTCATCTCAGGTGTCAAGTAACCCTGGAAGCCTGTACCAAAACCGGAGTCATCCCAAGTGATAACAAACTCATCAATAGCCTGTGTATATGTGATAGCTGTGTAGCTACCAACCATGTAGTTACCCTGTGCAGCGTAGTTGTCTACAGATGCTGTAAGTTCATCGTTGTTAGCCGCAGCCATGAAAGCACCAGCCTGTTGAGCAAAAGTCTCTACAGCTGCTACTGCCTCGTTATACTCATTAACTTCAGCAGCGTCTAAGCTATATGCGTCTGTCTCTAGCTTAGACTGTAGCTCAACTTGCTCAGGCTTAGTGTCTGCCTCAGATGCTACGGAAGCTACCTCCACTGCTGTCATAACTACAGCTGTAGCTTCAGTCAGATTATCTACTGCAGTGTTCAAGCTATTCATGTTAGCTGCATGTTCCTGCATAAACAACTGCTCAGCTGTAGTAGCAATGGCATAGTCATGTTGTAGTACAAGGTCTTTAGCTTCTAGGTATGCACCTAGCTCATCTGCGGTAATAATACCCTCACTAAGTGCATCATCGTTAATCACACCACCAATAGCAGCATAACCTACAGCACCTACAGTCATAACACCACTGTTAGTAATACGATCCTGAATATCACCGATAGAGGCGATAAGCATGTCAATCTTCTCTTGACCAGTTAGCTCGTAGTTAGTCTCTTGTGCGCTTACTGCTGCGGAAACGCTCACTAAGGCTGAGCTTAGGAGTATTGTCTT